AGATGATTGAATTTGAATCACATCCTGATTGTGTTGAGTGTGCTCTGCGTAATGAAACCACGGAGCATCCGGGGATATGCACACGCCCTCTCTATGATAACCAAAATATCCAACACGAGAGGGCTATCTTGTTTGTCGGACAGGCTCCCGGTGGCCATGAAGACCAAGCCAATAAAGGATGGGTTGGATATGGTGGGGGACTCCTCCGCAGGATGGTAGAATCTGCTAAGTTGTTGGATTACTGCGATGTATTCTTGGCGAATGCTTGCAGGTGTCGGCCTCCGCAGGGTGGGGATATAACACAGAAGCATATTCGGACGTGTCGGCCTTTCTTGCAAATTGATGTTGAATCATTACAATACCATTATAAGGAAGTCATTCTGGTAGGACTTGGGGCGAAGGCTTGCTATAGTATTGCCAAGCTGTCCTCTTTGAATACTGCGTTGAAACAACAGGGGAGTATGGCGACTATGTTTACAATGCAGGGGCCAAATAACTACCCCCGAATGTTCTTCACCTACCATCCAGCCATGCTCCATCCCATGAGACAACCGGCGAAAGTGCGAGCGGTCGAGGCTCACTTCGTACTCCTGCGGAGATATCTTGAGGGGAATTTTATCCCGAATGATATAGAAATAAACCCGGAGTTGGGGATTCCAGTTCCAATTTGGCTACCGACTCATGTTTCTTGCGACATTGAAACCTATGGAATTTTAGCCGGGAAAGAGCAAACAGTCTTCAATCCTATAAAATCAAAGTACATAGATGGAATTGATTTTAAGGATCAAGTTGTTACTGTCAACTTTACTTGGCGGAGTCTATCTAATGAGTTGCGAACTGCCGAGTATGTTTTTAGTGATAGGAAACATCTGCGGATTATTCGGGAGTGGTTTCGGACTCTGAGCAAGCGACATCATATAGTTGTGGGGCAGAATATTAAATTTGACTTGGAATATCTTGCCTCCGCAGATAAGGTTCTCCGATATTGGATTGACCCCCGCAGGTTACGTGTTGACGATACAATGATTCGTGCTTTCTTGTTATATGAACAACAACCAGAGAAGGGGTTAAAGGAACTGGCTACCTTACACGGAATCTCTGATTATGGAAAAGAAAAAGTTACAGGGAAGTCGGGCAATGCTAAATCCCCTTGGGATAAAGACTTACATCATTATAACTGCTTAGACGGGGCGACAACGAATGTTCTCTACTTTGAACTCCTGCGGAGGATCGCCGAAAAGTATGGTGACAAGTCCGAGAAGTTATCGGAGATATGTGCTGATACAATTAACATGATTATCTGGGACACCTTCGACTTGGAAATGAATGGGAGTTCCCTTGATATCTCTAAACTCAAAATATTCCATGACAAGGAACTGTCCCGATGTAAGGAACTCTTGGAGATAACAGAAGTAGGCCATGAATTGAAAATCGCAGGGAAAGGCTCGGATAAACCATTACGAGAATTTATGTTGGAATGTTTGGGGGAAGCAGATTTATTAGGAGACCCCCGGGTGGAGTGGACGCCGAAGATGGGCGGGGTATCCATTGGGGTTGAGAATGTAAATCTATTGAAGAAAAATCTCCCCGAAGGGGAACACCTAACAATTATATCTTATTTTCAGGAGTATAAAGAAAGAAGCAAGATAGTCAGTACCTATACCAAACCGCTTCTGGAGAAACCCAGGCAGGGGATTGTTACTCGCTCGGGTAATATTGGAATGGTTTATCCATCGTGGTATCCTATCCCAAGTTATTTCGAGCGGGGCAAGAAAGACGCCGACCCTAAAGGACAAATTCAAGGGCGGTTTAGCTGTTCAAAACCTGCGAGATTAACAGAGCCACAATCCGTCCGGGATTGTTCAATCTCAAGGTGGAAGGGAGGGACCCTCGCGGAGTACGATGTAAGCCAAGACCATCTGCGGATGGCTGCTATCTTGTCCGGCGACCCACTCCTTATGGATGCCTATTTGAATCCAAAGGGGAGCTTCCATACCCAGACAGCCCTTACCTTGTTCCCCGATGCAGACCCCGATGATCCTGGGTGGAAAAAATCGGATATGTATCAATTAGGGAAAGACCTGAATTTTTTGGTTATCTTCAAAGGGGGAGCGGGGGCTTTTCAAAGACTTGCCTTGCATCTTTCGGGGATCGAAGTTCCCATTGAATTTTGTGCAAATGCCATCAAGACTTGGTATAACACCCATCCGGTCTACAAAAAGTGGCAGGATTCAATGATAGACTTAGCCGCTGAGCAGGGATATCTTGTTCTGCCTACGGGATGGAGCAGGACGTTTGCATTAGGCCCGCAGGGGATTGCCAATTATACGAATGAGATTTGTAACTTCCTCCACCAAGGCCCATGTGCCCAGATAACCCAATCCGCACAGTACCAAATCCTTTGCAACCTGCGGAGGTATCACCTGAAAACAGTTGTCCCTCTCCAGATTTATGATTCAGTATTCACTGACCAGTATCCCGGAGAGGAAAAAGATGTCGATGAAATAGTCGGGGAAGCTATGACTCACCCCCCATTGTTGAAAGTTTTTGAAGATTGGACGGGGCGTTCAGTTCCGTGGATTTGGGAGAAGAAAACTTATGTTTAGTGTTAATATACGAACTACTCCAGTTACCAAGGAAGAAATAGATAAATATATGCTCGGTCAAGGAGGTAATCCAGAGCAAATAATAAGCTATTTAAGAAGCATAATCCGACAGTATGTTACAGCAAAAAAAGGAATCGGTTGTATAGATGTCGATCTCCGTACTGCTTGGACAAATCTAAAAAAGATAGGAGAAGAAATGGCAATTAAAATAACCAGAGTAGTAAATATTAGTGGGGGTCGGAATCGAGATATCCTGACAGCGAATGGTTTTGATATTTACATCGGTCGTCCGGGTAGGTGGGGAAATCCTTTTATAATGGGGCAGGATGGAACACGAGATGCGGTTTGTGATAAGCACTTGGAATGGTTGGACGGAAAGCGAGAAGCCCCTAATGGACAAAAACCACCGACGAAAGAGGAAATCAAAGTAGCCCTAACGGGGAAGAGACTGGGGTGTTTCTGTGCCCCAAAGCGATGTCACGGGGATAATTACGTTGCAATATGTAGGGGGAAACATGGCTAAAATACGAAAGACCGACATTTATTTGCGTTATGATATACCAGCACTAATAACTGTGCAGGTCGATACCCGTGAGCAATATCCCTTGTTGTTCCCAGACATCGTGAAGATTGCCAATCCTGAACGATCCTACCTGATGCTGCCAATCCAAGTCGTGACTCAAAAGATTAAGTTGGATTCCGGGGATTATCGCTTAAAAGAATACCCAACGGATTGCATCATCGAACGCAAGGCGAGTCAACTGGAGATATTCAAAAATCTAACCGAATCGCATGATAGGATTCGACAGGCGAAAGCATTCCGCCGACTATCCGGGGCCTGTAAATACCCACTCTTACTAATTGAGGCCTCCGCAGGGGAGTTGCTTTCCCCGAACAAGATAGTAAAGAACCCTGAGATTGTTCCCCACCGCCTGTCGCTTGCCATCGCCAAGTATGGATTCAATGTAATGTTTCTGCCCTGGAAGTCTCGCTGTGCTACGACACGGCGGAAGGTAGGGACCCTGCTTATTCACCTGATGTTGGGCTATGCCCTGGGTTCTAAATTTGATGTACCGCCTGTACTTTTAGAGGATAAAGACAATGGCTGAAAAACAAAGAAGAATCCGGTTGATATTAGATATCTTAAAAGAAAAGTATGGTGCTAAAACACATGCCGAATTACATGCAGCAAAACAGTTGCTTATGAAAGAACGACCACAATTATTTCATGGTATAAAAGAAGGGAATATTTGCACAGAAAATGGGCCATCCTCAATTTATTCGCCAATTAAAAACCAACAAGACGTAGATGATTTGAGAAACAATATGGCTTGTGGTAATTATCCCCTTGGCATGACAGATTGTGAAGTAATAGGAATTAATGGGGACTGTGGTTCAAGGTGTCCCGTACTGTTGAGGGAAGAATGTGAATATCAAGACGAAATGCTGGATGCTTATTGGGATGGAAAAAACGCAGAAAAAATAAAATTTTTAGGTTGACCTTATGTGTAATTGTGCTATAATAAGTATTGATAGAGAGTTGGACGTTAAACCAAAAAACCTTATAAAGAACGCATCTCAACTCTCTTTTTTAAGACCTCCGCAAGGTTAGGGTCGGATTTGCTGATGTACTTCCGGCCCCTCCTTTTTTCCCAGAAAGGTAGGAAAAATGAAATGTATTGAATGTCCAAATTGGGATAAGAAAAAGAAAAAATGTAAATTTGCCTTGGATTCTGTGCCTACGCTTGCCCCCACAGATCAAGACCTTCATTGTAGTGTAGTGGACGATAAAGAAGGTTATTTTGCAACACACAAGATTAAACCTGCGGAGGAAAAATGAGCAAAGCCAAACGGAAATTGAAGAAAACGATTAAGCCCCAACCCATAACTCCACCCAGACCATTGCCTATAATCGTTGTACCCGATAAAACCTATATAGGCGATGATGGTAATATAATCCCTACAGACGTTATACTCATTGCAGACCCAACCATGTATGTGAGAATGATGGCAGTATTAAAAGCTTGGGGAACCGAAGAAATGGGCATCCCTGGACAGAGAGGAGACAAAGAAGGATGATAAATGCAAACAGAGATACGAGCGAGGAAGTCCTACAGCAGCACAAGCAGGAATCCTACGAACGGTTCCGAGTTGATTTCGCCAATGCAGTAGAGCAGAAGCTACTCGACTTCGAGATGACTTGGGAAGATTTATCGGAGCAACTTGATTGGGAGTGTACCGCAGATGAAGTAAAAGCAACAGTCAAAATGGCAATGTTCACTGCGGAGGATATGAACGACATAGCCCACGTCTTTAGCTGTGAGCCCTACATCATCCTCCGCCCGAGACTCCCTTGGATTCAAACATAATTTTTATTTTTGTGTTGACTTTTGGTTTTCAATATGATATAATATACACATATTGAAAGGAATGAAAAATGAAACGATTAGAATTTTTAGAAAGAGCAAGAGCTTTAGCCAGTAACCAATGTAGTGACTCTTCCAGTCTTACCGTCAAAGAATTTAACGAGATTAAGAAGTCGGTAGTCCTCGAGGAATCAAGTGAAGAAGTTGAACTCTATAAACTGGCACTCCAAATCCTCACAGATGCTTCCTATGACATGGACTCAAATTTTAGGGAAGTTAGTCGAGCTCATGCGGAGGAGGAATAATATGGATTTCAAAAAGAATCCCAGAAAGCCATTCGAAGTTCGAGTTCCGAATAAAATCAGGAAACGAATTGCGATGCACGAAAAAGATGATGTTGGACTCGGTAAAGTCGAATCCTTATTGATGACCGCCTTGGTAGGGCTGACCCAGAAGAAGAAGGGTTCGATGTGGTCACGGTTCACAGCGGGCGTAAAGAATATTTTCAGAAGTAACCCCTGCGGAGGAAGAAAATGAGAAAGCCAATTGAAATTACAGTTGAAATTGATATTAGTTTTATAACAGAGCGATTCAAAAAGAGAGATGTCCAAACAATTATTTCCGACCGGCTTTACCAGGCAGGGGATGCAATCTTACGAAGCTTAGAGTTGCAAGAGGAGTATGAAATAATAGACGTGGCTCTTTGGGGGGCACTCGCTTCCTCCTTTATGCCGGTCCCGAAGGCCGATTCAGAACCCGACATATTGGAAGCTATTTTGATTACCAGTAAAAAGAAGAAAACTGCGGAGGAAGACAATGAAAATTGAAGATATCCAAATGAGACCATTTGAGTGTCATCAGTCGAGTGTTAGCTGTGCTCACGGCTGCGAGCGGTGTTGGTTCCTTAAGGAGCGGTGGGGAGTCATATTACGTGGGGTCAAAGTAAAAGAGGGAGCATCCCTTGGGAAGATTTACCACAAGTTTCAACAGTTGGGGCCGGAGCGAGCACCAGAAGTTCGGCCTTGGGTTCAGGGAATGCAGAATGATTTGATGGCTCGGGTGGATAAGGGCGAAGATTTAGATGGAGAGATGGTTCGGCTGGCGAATCTCCTCACGGTGCTCTACAACAAAGCCGAAGCAATGGCTCATTTATTTTGGGAACGCTACCCAACCCCCGATTACTTAAAGACAATCGGAACTGAAATCAAACATTCCGTGACAGTTCAAGGTGGGCCTCTCGACGGAATGGTATTAGCCGGAATCATAGATAAATTGATCCTCGATACTCGCAACGGGAATATCTGGATTCGTGACCATAAAAGTACCGGGATGAAAACATTAGATGTTATCTTCGCCGGATTTCCTTGGTCAACCCAAGCTCGTATCTACCGAATCTTGGCTGGAGCTTATATCCAAACAAAAATCATAGCAGAAGAACCCCCTATCCAAGATGGCAACAAACTTATTGTTGGGTTTATTCTCGATGGGATTTTGAAGCCAGGGATTAAAAGCTGCAAGAAAGACATTAAGAACGCAAAAGATTGGAATTACTCAGTAGAGAAAGCTTACCTCCGCAGGGTTAAAGAATGGTATGCCGAAAAGGGTGGGGATTCCATTCGGTCGGAAGCTATGATGTATAACGAGCCTCTATATCCACAGGAATTAACAAACGAATTATTTCGGATGATCCGACTGAGGGGTCGAGCTAATACCCACCTTGCGTATGCCCGAGACCCGTCGAGATTTCATTGTTTCCTGTACGAGTCCCAGTGTATCTATTACGATTTGTGTTCGTCGCCGAAAGCCAAGTGGCCGGAATTATTTGACACAAAATATAAAATCAAACCTGCGGAGGAAGAAAAATGAAAAAACATGGTTGGGTAATTGAGATGAAAAAAGATAGTACGGATTATCCTGGATTTTATCAAAACGATGGATTTTTAGAAGTTTTGTCTTACTCTGGGCCCCTTCAGACATCGCTTGTTTGTGAGAGGAGATCATACGCCCGGAGGTTGAAAAGGGGAGATGAAGTAATTCGCAAGGTTGAATTAGGTAAGAACGGCGAAGCCAAAAGGATAATAAAGTGAAAAAACTGATTTGTAGGATTTTAACCCTCGGATTTCATTGGTGGAAACATTATCCGGGGGAGAAACGATATGTGCGGTGTCGCCTGTGCGGGCGGTTACCGAAAAGTATGTGGAATATGTATATGACAATTAAACCGAAAAAGAAAGGGAAAAAATGAGAAGATTATTCGAGGTAATCATTATTTTGTTGGCTCTGGTTTTTATCGCGGTACTGGTTGGGGGTTGTCAAGACTCCGTTGGATTGCGGTTTTCCCCGACTGAGGAAATCAAGCAGAACGCAGAATTGACAAGTCTACTGGCCCAAAAAATAAATGTGGACGGGACCGACCCAGAAAGTCCGGCGAGTGAAAAGTTAGTGGTTGGGACTGCGACTTCGCTTGCTTATACCGGAAGACCGACTATATCTCCGAACCCCGATGACTTTGATACGATTAACGAACAGGCCCAGGCCGATGCAGAATTGCGACCGGATATAGAGAAGACTATAGATTCGGCTCTGGGGATTGGACTTGGTATTGCGACTCTGCTCGGAGGAGCTGGGGGAGTGAAGTTGGCACAGGGACTGAGAATAATTCACGGGAAAGCCAAAGCATTTAATGAGGTGGTTTCGCAGAACGAGTTGTTTAAGAAGTTGACCTCCGCAGAGGGGCGAGGGCATTTCAAACAGGCGTGTGTTGGCCAGACGGCATCTACTCAAAAGGCAGTGGCTCAATGCCGTGCGGAGGAAAAAACCAAGATGGTTAGAGTACCAAAGGGGACAGTCCAATGACCGAATTACAAATAGAAATGAGATGTCTCCAAGACGCAATCTTCCAAGCCACTTGTCTTCTGGAGCGATTGAAGACAAAAAAAGAGTCTCCGAAGCCGGAATTTCCCCGGTGGTTTATTGCAAAAGAAGATCGAGATGTTTCCGGGACTTTCATAGTGGGACTGAAAACCCCGTTTGATTATAAAGAATTGCCCGTTGGGTTTGTAGGGAGGGCCGCCAAATCAGAGTCTGATATAAGGCAGCTCATCCGAGGGCTACAGATTTTAATAGGAGAAGCAAAATGACCGAGCAACAAAAAACAACCCCTGTGGAGGGAAATGTCCGACTACCAACGGCTCCGAATAATGTCCCCGATATCCCCGCAGATTGGCGGAATATAGGGGTAGAGTCGGGATATAAGCCGAAGAAAGCTGAGGATTTGAATCTATGGTTGGTTGGGCCGAGTGGGGAAGGGAAGACTACTTTTGAATCCAGCATTCCGAGCCAATTTATTCTCGACTTCGACAACGGTGCAGCGGGAATTCCCGGTACACGATCCAATCGGGCCCATGTCAAAAACTATGATAAATATACGGAGATAACAGATAAGCTTATTGCGGAGGGTTTAGCGGGGAAGGCTCATTGGCATCGAATTTCGATTGATACCGTCGATGAGTGGGTTGGGATGATTACGAACCAGTTGCAAAAGGAAAAAGGTGTTGAAGATATTACGGAGTTTGGGAGTCAGGGACACGGATGGGGATTGATCCGAGAGCGGTGTTGGTCGAAGTTACGAGCATTGGAAAATGCCGGTTATGTGTGGTCTTGTGTGGGACATTTGACTACAAAGACAGAGACTAATCCATCCACACATAAAGAACGAACGGTTATTCGGGAATCTGTGTTCCCATCTTTTGCCAAGAAGATAACGACTCGGAGTGATTTCAAGCTGACGATTTACTGTATCAATAAGGAAATTGAAAAGACAAAACCCCGAAAACTTCCAGGCGGGCAGCTTATTCAAGTTCCAGACGGCACAGAGCAAAAATCGACGTACTATTTGGATTCGCTGACCACTGCGGAGAGAGATGGGAAGAGCCGGGGAGCTCTCACGATGGAGCGGAAGTTTGAAATTCCACCTGTGAATGCGTGGGACTTATTTGTTGAGAAATATAATGCAGCAATTTTGGCTGCAAAGAAACAATATCAGTAATCTTTTTAAGAAAGGGTAACACATGAGTGATATGGATTTTGAACAGATGTTAGCGAAATATAATCAGGATTTTAAGGAGTCGGTATCCTACAATGACTTAAAACCGGACGACGGTAAATACCTTGTATCTCTACTCAAGTTTGAGACCGGCTCGAAAGAAGGAGTTCCTTGGTGGAAGCTAACAGGCCGAGTTGAGGACCCCCAAGATGTTAAATGGGGAGGCCATGAATTTACAGTAGGTTTCTATGGCCCGAAAACATTCGGACAAATGAAGGACACTGCCAAGGTATTAGCGGGGCGAGCCGTAAGTGATTTGAGGGATGCACTTGAAATTCTCACCGCATCCCCCGGTAAGATTACTACTTGTAAAGTCGAAACAACCACAAGTAGAAAGAACGGCAAGGAATATACCAACTGCTACATCCAGGAAGTAATCGACGAGGTAACCTCCGCAGATGCCCAACAGGGGGGTGAAGTTACGGATGCGGCGGACTTGGCTAACTACGATAGCGATATCCCATTCGGCGACGGCCCTGAGTCTGTCGGAGATACCAAACCCACAGAAAAAGTAGGCTAATCGTATCAATCAGCGTTGGGGCGGTAATGGCATCGTCTAACTGGAAGGACGACGAGATAGCCTGTAAGGAACAAACAGGAACTCGGAAATGCAGGTTCGATCCCTGTTGGCGTAAAAGAAGGAAGTAGACGTAGTTTCTTCTGAGCCGTCCCAATGCTGGATTTGTTGAGGAAGAAAAATGGAAAAACCTACAATAAGATTCTACATAGAAAGAAAACCTGCCCATTACGTAGGAGATGATATTAGTATTACATTAAAGTGTAAAAATCATTTATCTATTGAAGAAATAAATCTCGTAAAGGATTTACTCCAATCGGGTTTAATCAACTGCGATTATGAATTTGAAGATAACGAATAATGACTCCGATTAAGATTCCAATTTCGATATGTCCTCATACCTCCGCAGGGAAGCTTCGTGGGTGGTATGTGCTTGCGAAGCGGTTGTTTAAGGAGGACGATCCTATCCTATTTAAGCGGCAGTTCCTGGGCTTCAATGGGAGTTTGTTGATAACAGTGGTTCGACCGAATGAGGATACCATTTTCTCGATGTTCGAGCAGATTACCAAGTATTCTGAATTGGAAGACAAAGAGGTTAAGTGGTTTGGGCAATGTTCTCTGTTCCCATTGAAGGGGGGCTTTAAGGTTTACATCCCCGAGGGGCATTTGAGGATGGAAAAGCCAAAGCGGATAGAAACTATTGGGGTATTTCGGAAACATGAACCTCTACGGTTCGGTAAACCAGTATATTATTTGGAAATCCCCGCTATCACTGCGGAGGTTCTTTTAGGCAGAAAGGAATTAAAATGACTGATGTGCAATGTAGTAGCTGTAGGAGATTTTTTCCTACCGAAGAGATGACTAATGTTAATGAGATGGGAGTTTTCTGCCCACAGTGTCTAAAGGTAGAAGTTCCACCGGTAACAACAGAACAAGAACCTACGGCGGCTAAGCAACATGGACATCCCCGGTTTTATGAAATTTTAGAGCAAATGAAAGATTTGCATAGTCGAAAGAACCATGATTATGCCGGGAATTCCGACCCCCTTAAAAATCTTCGGGCTTGTACCCGGCTTGAGATGGAACCCTTTCTGGGCGTCATGGTTCGGTTACAAGATAAGTGGTCACGGCTTGAGGAATTTGTTAAGAGTGGCAAACTGATGGTGAAAGGGGAGTCAGTCAAGGATACATTAATGGACAATGCCGTGTATTCTGTTCTTGCGATTATTTTATATGAGGAGCAGGAGAAAAATGTGGCAGGATAGTATAAATGGATTGTTTGAATTGCTCGGGGGTATATTCGTCTTGCTTAATTGTATTAAACTTTACCGGGACAAGAAGGTAAGGGGGGTGAGTTTTTTTGCCATGACTTATTTTGTTCTGTGGGGATATTGGAATATCTACTATTATCCCCACTTGGAACAGTGGATAAGTTTTGCAGGGGGCTTAACGATAGTTGCAATGAATACTTTGTGGATTGCAATGGGATTTTATTATATTAGGAAGGAAAAAAATGAATGCTAAAATAGTGACATATACGGGGAAGTCTTTTGATTTGCTTGATCCACAGCCTGAGATGGTGTGTATTGAGGATATCGCACACTCATTGGCATATCAGTGTCGATATACAGGACATACTGGAGATGGTTTGCCACAGATGCAGCAATTTTACAGTGTGGCTCAACATTGTGTGTTGATGGCTGAGGCGGATTTACCGAGGGACCCTTTGGCTCGATTGCTGCATGATGCCGCCGAAACATACATTGGGGACATGGCCCGCCCTTGGAAACAACTCCTTTGGGTTTCAGAAATACGGGAAGGATGCACTTTTACTTCTACTGTTAAAGCTTTCGAGAAGAGAATACAGAGCGTGATCGGTTTAGCGTTGGGGGTTGACCTTTCTGAATCTGCGGAGGTCAAGTTGGCGGATAATCGGACGATGGCTACGGAGATTCGGGATTTGATGCCGGGGTCCAATGACTGGGATATACCCCCAGGGGTAGAACCGTTGGAGGATGTTATAGTTCCACAAGCCCCGGTATATGCAGAACATTCTTTTCTGAGTTTATATCGGCATCTTAAAAAAATGGAATATTAGGAGAATTTGGCATGAGGATCATTGAACATGAAATTGAGTGTAAGGGGCGGAGTGATAGAGTAGAGATATTTCCGTTCTATGATATGCACGTAGGCAAGGCGAATTGTAATGAGGGGGCGATTCAGAAACAGGTTCAAGAAGTCCTCCGCAGGGGGAAGATTCCGGGGCGACATATTCGAGTGTTGCTTGGCGGGGATGCTGTTAATGCGGTTAGCCCCAGTGATCGGAAGCGATTTGATTTCTCGGATGTAGCGGATTGGATCGTAAAAGGACCTGCGGAGGAGATTAAAGATGCCTTGGCGGATTTGCCCAATAGAGAGATTAAGCGGGTGGAGAAGCTTTTGGGGCCTATTAAGGGGAATATAATTGGGGCCTTGGAGGGGAACCATGAAAAGTCGCTGCGGAAGTATCATAACATGGATGTGCAGGAGCGGCTTTGTGAGACGTTGGGTTGTCGTAATCTGTCGGATGAGGCCCTGATTCGGTTTAGGTTTAAGCGACCTGTGGGGAATCGGAAGGCGTGTAGGGTGACTACTACGGTGGTGGTTTATTTGCGACATGGATATGGAAGTGGCCGATCTGCAGGGGCCGAGCCGAATAAGTTGGCGAATATGTTGTACGAGTGGGAATGTGCGGATGTTTGCTTGAGCGGGCATAGCCATTCATTTTGTATTCTTGATCCGAAGGCTGTGGCGTCTATCCCCAAGAGGGGAGCGTTGCCGGATGGATTGTTGTGGCATCATCGGTTCGCAGCTAATCCGGGGTGTTGGCTGGATAGCCATACCCTTGGGCGGGGGAGTTACGAGTCCGGGGCTTGTTATCCGGCGAGGGCTTTCATGACCTGTAAGATCGTAATATGGCCTTTCTTCGACCAGTATGTAGGTGGGCGGGAGTTTGCCACACCTAAAATTGAATTACGAAACTATCCTATTTTATGAAAGGAATAAAATGAGATTATCATTAAATGAAACATGGAAACTGTGCAGGAAAATGTGGAAGGGCGTATTGGCGATTCGGGCATTGGCACAGGAGCAGGAGGACATAACTATCCCAGTATATCTCGCCAAAGAAATTTGGTTACAGCAACACGGGTATAAAAAGGGAATCCTCAATAATTGTTTCTTCTGTGAATATGTTTCCGAATCCGGGGCCATGAACTCGTTTATAAAAGACCCTGACCTACGAGGGGGTTGTCCAGAATGCCCCGGAACAAAAGTCGATCCCGATTTTGCTTGCCAAGTAGATGAGTATCATTGGGCTGAGGAACCGGAAGCATTTACCGCTAAAATCAGAAGCCTTGATCGCAAAAGAAGGCGGATTGCAAAAAAGGATTAGGAGACAGCAGTGGATAATCACTTTAGAGATGAGAAGATCAAAGAGTTGACAGAGCAGCTTGCGATGGTTCGAGAGGAGAACAAGACGTTGAAGAGCCGGGTGTCGGATTTGGAGGCGGAGCTATATGAAAAAGATACCCCTTACACAGGGCCAATTTGCATTGGTTGATGATGCCGACTACCACTGGCTGAATCGGGGGAGGTGGTATGCTCTTTATCATCCAAGTACAAAGTCTTTTTATGCCCAAAGAAAATTTCAAGGCAAAATTATTCTTATGCACCGTATGATTTTAGGGTTAACCCCCGCAGATAAGAAAGACGGAGATCATAAAAATGGAGTTAGTCTGGATAACCGACGATGTAATATCAGAAAATGCACTCGGAGTCAAAATCTTCAAAATGCACATCGAGTTAGAGCAGGAACCAGTAAATATAAAGGGGTGAGCTTTTACAAAAAAACGAAAAAATGGCAAGTCCATATTATGCTGGATGGAAAAAGAAAACATTTAGGTTATTTTCACAATGAAAGTTATGCGGCCCATGTTTATGACACGGCAGCGAAACAACTTTATGGAGAATTTGCATGTTTTAATTTCAAATAATCCAATGAGCAAAATGTCACGCAGTGTAGCGGAACGTCGGTGGAAATTCGGGAGATTTGTGCCGCTCCGATAATACTTCAGAACCAGAGTACGTCCGATAACTGCAGAGGACTGACCGTAGGGATTTTAGGACGTATTCGGTGGATCATACGACGGATTTCCTTTGGGGTTATGGGTTTTTGGTTTCCTGGATTATGGTATTTTCCTATGTAGGATAGTCGGTTGTTCTGCGAAATGTTTTAGCTTTGTCATTGCGTCTATTATACCATATCAGGGCTTAAAAAGCAAGTAAAACCTCCGCAGGTTAAATTTTTTCAATTCTTTTGATTTTGTTGTTGACATGCCTTTTGAAATAGTGTATAGTTTACATAGTCAATGATAAATCTATAGGAGGATGAAAATGGAACAGTATTGGTATAGAATCACTTTTGAAGTGAATAATCGTAGTGTGGATATTTACGCTGCTTGTGAAAAAGACGCCAAGATTTTAGCACAAGCCGACCAAATTCACAAAGGAAACCGATACGACGACTTGAAAGAGATTAAAAGGATAGACTAATTTTGAGGTGAATTATGGACTTGTGGAAGATAGCAGTAGCGGGAATTGTAGCGGGCCTGGTATTGACGGGGCTTGGCTTGTGGATGATGAACACGGCAGCGAATAGTTTAGGAGGTTTTTAGAATGATTAAACTACCTTGTGGGATAGATGCATCGAGGATAGAGCATTTTCAGAATCAGGCCAAAAACAAGTTCATGGTGATTATTAATATGCCGGGGACTAAATCGCATGGCGTCGGTATTCCTATTGTGATTAGCCCAGAAGCAATTAAGGAATGTCCAGTTGATCCGGCAATGCCAGAAGAGGAGCGGGATGACTTTTATGAGCATTTTGACGATGATTTCGGATGTGATGGGTATGATGATTATGATGATTAAAGCAATAATAACGACACTACCTCCTCTTCAACCTCCGCAGGGTGTTACGGAATCTCTAAGAGGGATTTACTATACTTGCGGGGGTGTTTTTTCTAATTATTAGAATTTAGTGCTTGACATTGGGGTGGGGATTTGGTATATTGTAGGTAGTGTTTGTTGGGGGTATTGAGTTTTTACTTTTTTTGGAGGTGGTAAAATGAGTAGAGAGCAGAAAAACGTTAAAAAATTAGTTGGGCGTATTGGAGACGACTATTTTATATGTGATCACATTTTTAAGTACAGTGATGATTTTCAGGGAGCAGTCGCTACTGTTTTACGTCCAGTAGGCCAACAAGAATATGAAGACGCACAAGACATTGATGTATTAAAAGACCGTTTTGCTGATTTGTGGGGGGAAGCAGCACAAGACGGGCGGATAGAAGAGTCGTTGGAAGATTTTGCCCAAACTATTTATGATACAGATGGGGATGAAGCATTATGGGACTTCTCTGGTTACGGTTATTGGGGATTGATACGCGAAACCGTTCCAAAACTAACAGAAGAAGATTATCCTGTTTTTGACTGTGTTGGCGGGGGTCGTTCATTTTCCGGTGATATGAACTGGGACGAGATTTATAATCAAGAGTTATGGGCGTTAATTCAGAAATATGAGGTGGGGTAATGGCTGATAGCTTGTTGAATAGGAAGGCGTGTAAGGAATTTGCGTTAAGGTGGGCCAGGGATAATAGGTTGGGATGGCAACCTACGAGAGTGAGTAGGCAGTTTATTGATGACCTGGATGCCAAAGTGAGGTTAACCGTGCAAAAGGCCGTGA